GAGAAGGTAGCACCAGTGTTTGTGTAGTCACCGATACCCTGTGAAGCTGCACGAATAACGCGCTCTCCAACATTTACCTTCTCGAGTTCCATTGTGTTGGCTCGCATAGTTACGCGACGACCATCCTTGGCGAGAACGGTGCCATCCCACACGTAGTCGATAAAACGACGTGCTTGCTCGGGACGGAGAATACCACTAGCTGCATCACCCGAAGGGTTTACTGCGTTTGGACCAGTAGTTACACCGAACTCGGCGGTAGGAATGTTACCAAGTGTGTCAGCACCAGGGTCAGTTACGCCACCAATACCACCAGATGCGAATGCACCCTGGCCTTGGAAGTTACCAGGGGCAGTGCCTCCTAGTTCGCCACTTTCACCTGGCTGATTCTTCTTGATCTCTTCCGACATTTGTCACCTCCTAAGTGATTTTACTTATCTAAATAAGTCGGCAGTTTTGAGGAAACGACCGCCCCATAGGGATTTTTGAACCATTTCTGGTTCTTCCTGCACGATCTCGCCTAGATCGCCAGATTTGCGGAAAGCAGTGTCTTGCTCAACTGCGTCAACACGCTTCCCAAACTCATCAAACTGACCTTTTGCTTCAGAAACTTCCTGCTTTGCAGCAGCAACTTCTTCAGAAACGCCAGTAATTGATTTCTTCAAAGCATCGACCTCTGCGTGAAGTGACTTCACGGTCTCTGCTAGATCGCTAAAGGCTGATGTAATAGTATCCTTGATGTCGGCAACTGCATCTACAGCTACGTCTTCTGACTTGGATACCTCAGCAGCTTCTTCGACAACCTCGTCAGCCTTTTCGACTTCCTCGGCCTCAGTGGTCTCAGCTTTTTCAACTTCGACCTCTGCTTCAGCATCGTCTGCCTTCTCGACCTCAGCAGTATCATCTGCCTTGGCTTCCTCGGCAACCTCAACGCTTTCAGCTGCGGCATCTGCCTCTGGAGCGACCTCATCTGATTTTACAACCTCTTCGAGGTTATCTGTGTTATCAGTCATAGGACTTACCTCCTTTGTCATCTTAACTGTATTAATGCCTTTAGCACTATCAATTAAGAGCTTTATCATGTCCTGCTTATCGTCATCGTTTTTCTCAACGAAGCCGATGTTGGTCATTGGTGTGCCAGAAGATGGGCTAACTTCAGCTTCTTTTTCTGACAACATTACAAGACCGCTTTCTTGATCCCAAAATACATTTTCGAGAACTACGTCAACACCCTCGCCCTTGAGGACATCGACTCCGTCAACTTTTTCAACTGACAGAATACTAGCAAATTGATTTGCTGGGGAATCAACTAATGAAAGCTCGACTAGATCATAGTCTTTGATTACGCGGACTTTTGAATCCATTTTTTCGTCATATGCATCATCCCAGTCATTCATTTTTCCACCAATGGAAAAACCAGAAAGGGTGCCATCTAGAACCTTTTCCCAAGTGTTCTGAGCACCCTTTGATACGTAGGCGGATACATAAACGCCACTATAAAACTTTTTGGTTTCTGGATCGAAGTACTTGTCTTCTTTAAATGAAACCATTTTACCAACTGCTGTTGGCTGGTGCATCTCACGGATGTTACCACGGAATTTTTCGAAAGCCTTAACAGAAGCTTCCTGCGTGACAATGTCCATTTGCTTGTCTACATTGTCAAGGGTAGCGAAACCAGAGACTGTACGTCTCTCTTCATCAACTTTACTGAAGGGCATTGAAAGGCGAACGTGGTCACCTTCCGTATCCCAATGCGCTTTAAACATAGTCATACTGGTTTAATTATAGCACCTTTTTGTAAAATGTTTACAAAAATGTTACTATTGGCTCGATCTTCCCTCCCCCTGAGCATTTCTACCAGAAATAGTTCCAGGACCATCGGATTGATTGTTTGATCTTTCTGTGTCCCTTTCTCTATTCTGTGCTGAATTTGCCCTTGCATCAGTAGCCTGACGTGGGCTCATAAGGAACGGCGTGTCGCCATCCCTTCTTTGTGGTAGCCCAAGAACCTCTCTTGCTTCGTTGGGAACCATAATCTGATTCTTTACGTAACGCTCAAGGATCTGGGACTGAGCAATCTCATCTGTTAGAGTTAGCTCATTGAACTTAAAGTCAAGCAGGTCTGTTTGCTCACGAATAATCTTGTTCATAATCTTTTCAAGAGTTTTCTGTGCTGGTCTTGCTACCTGCTCTTTGAAGGTTCTGTCTTGTGCTAGTGCCGCTGCAATGTTCGAGCTGTCTGCCCCGCCAATTTTTGACAGAGGTACCTGGTGAGCCATAAGGACGTTGTCCCTGTTTTGTTTTGTGTACTCACGGAACGATGCCTCCTGTACGCCATTCTCAATTGGCTCCATCTTAAACTCAACCTTGTTGGTGTCTGAGTCTCCTGGAAGCGGGATGTAAAGAGTTCTGTGAGACTGCCCTTTAAGATTAGTCTGCAAGAATCTAAACATTTTATCTTCAGCATCAGCTGAAAGCTTTGCACCTTTTAGAGTTACAACGTAACGAGGAACCGCCTTGTTGCTGAAATAATCAATGTTGTACTGAGATGCTAGCTGATCTCCATGTACTGAAGTGATGGCAGACATAATGTCAGGAATGCCATAAAAAGTATTAAGAGGAGAGTATTCTTTGTAGTGAATAATCTCGTTAGGCCTTGCGTCAGTGGTAATGGGATTTGGATTCTTTGCCCCGAAGTTTCTAAAGTAGACAACCTTCTGTCCAATAATCTGTACATAACCATCACGCAATCTGCGTACACGCATTGTGGTAGCTGGAATATGTCCAAGGTATCCAATCTCACCGCTGACTGTACGACCTACTTCAAGGTAGCCATTTCCAGTTGCTTGCACATCAGTGTAGAACTTCATCATTGTGTTAGTAAAAGAATCGTCATCATTTAGATTCTCTAGCCAGTCACGCATCTGAATCTTCAGTCTTTCAATACGGTTGCGTGCTCTATCGACAGCGGTACTGTCTTGATTGCTTTCCATTCTAAGCATTGTGCTTCTAGAAACTTCAAAGTCGTAGCCTAGCCCAACAATGTTTTCTACCTTGGCATCGATGGCTGCGTGGTTAGCAAAAGAGGTGTCGTAGTAATTAGCCAGCTCGTATAGATTCCAGGGTGGGGTGATAACATCAAACATTCCGTATCCGTTACGAAATACAGTACCTGGGTTAATCTCTTTTGACTTTGCCCCGTCACGACCAGAAGATGTTGCCAGGGCACTATCTAGGTATGACTCTGATGGCTCAGCGTTTTTGGCTAGCCTTGTGGCACGACGCTTAAAGTTTGGGTCTAGGCCATTAAATGTTTTAATGTCATCCCAAGACTTTACGAAGGGGTCTTGTCGCTTAAAGGCATCATCTTGTTTTTCAACATCATCGATGCGAGCACCGACTGTCCACTCTTGCTCCACTATTATTCATCTCCATATTGCTCTAGAGTTTTCTTTGCTGCAATAACAGCACCCAGATCATTCATGTTTGGCAGCAGACCTTGAGCCATTCTATCTACCTGCTCAGAGTGTGTCTCTTCTGAGATCTTGCGAGAATTAGCATAAAACTCTGCTTTGCCTTCGGGCTGACCATAATACTTGGCTGCGTCTTCTAGTTCTTTAATTCTGCTTTGGTCTCCACGCATCGATTCAATAGACAATGCGTTACCGTTTCCATCTGTAAAGGCTTTACCGTTTGGCTTAATCCAAACGTATGTTCCGAAGTTTGAAAAGTTTTCTGGTACTACCTGGACTTTTGTTTTACCGATTTGACCAGGAAATCGAGGTTTTGGCGTATTCATAACCACCATTATACCATATTATACAGCAGTAACTGTGTTTTGTGACCACCTGTTGTTACGATAAATGCTATATTGATAATCATTAATTGTGAGATCGTTGTCGCTTTCTGCAATAATACGATTTGTTCCTGTGTAAACCTGGTAGATTGTTTCCCCGTCTAGCTCTTCTCTTAGGATTGCTGCTCTGAACAGTAGACCTCTCCATGAGAAACCTTCGTTATCTACATCGTTAACTACCTCGCCAGCAATGACCTCTTTACCAGCCCAGTAGCCCCAGTCTAGGTCTTCACCAAGGGCATTGCGAACAGAGAACCACTGCCTAAAGCCAAACCTTTCTTCGTCATCTCTAATTGTTGTTTGATAATAAGTAATGTTATCAAACCTAATTGGGCTAGTGATTTTTAGAGATCCTACCGTGCCGCTGACATTTAAAAAGTCGGGGAACGAGATACCAACTATTGACCAAGTTCTTGGATAAAGTACTGGTCTTTTTACTGGCTTGCCATTGTTAAAGAAAACAATTCCTGACTGAATTCTGTTTGTCGAAGAATTAACTGCATAGATTTGCCCCCTTTGGTTTGTCGTGCTGTCCCCCAATAGATAGAAATCAATTCTGCCATCAGCGGTGTCAAGTTCAAATATCTTTGTGG